AAGTAAAGAAAGCTAAAAAACCTCCCCTCCCCCGCCGTCATGTAGAAGATGATGAGGATGAGGATGAGGATGATGAGGATGACTGAAAAAGAATCCTAATATGTTAAAATTATATTAAAAATATAATTAAAAAAGAGATGCCTGGTGGCGAACTTCCACCAGAACTTTATTTTTATATACCTAAAATATGTTATGTGTACGATAAAAGTTTGGACGGACTTAAAGAAAAAGTTTGTAAAGACGAATCAATAACCAAAAAAGATATTTCCAAAAAAAGTAATTAAATAAACATATTTTCCGTATTTTCTCTATATTCACTATCCCTCATAAACACAATATAATCATAATATTTTAATGGGAGATATATTTCAGGTATTGTTTTCCCGTTCTGATATTCTGTTTCAGTCACTCCAATAAAGCAACCAACCGCTCTTATTTTTTGATTTTTATTTTTTTCAATTACCTTAGTTAAAGAAAATTTTCCTTTTCTACTTTTCTCAAACGGAGTAGGAGGAGCCCATTTGTCAACTTTTTCATCTTTTTGTTGATATTTTTTCATTTCTAAGGATAGATTGAAGTCTGAATTATCATCTACGACCAAGATCTGAGTCTTAATATTTAAGGCAGAGCTTCCAAGAAATAAAGATTCATCTGGATACATTTTTTTGATCATTTTTCCAATAGGATCACCCTTAGATAAATGAAATCCAACGATAAATAAATTATCATATTTTTCTAATGTTCTCTTTACATTCAAAGAGAAAAAACTTTCTCTATTTTTATAGAAATCATTTATACACTCAAATGAATCCCTGGCTAAACGATCATTCTCAGTTTCTACTTCTATTTCTCCTCCTCCGTCCAAAGGATAAAAAAGTGATTCAATAAATTTTTCGGAGAAAAGATCCTTGAGAGCTTCTTGTTCATACTGATATGGATTATATGGATTAAATTCTACTCCTACAAAATTATATCTATCTTTTCTTAATTTTTTAAAATAATCCAACCATCTTTTGGTTCCTAAGCCCTTATATTCGAAAGAATCAAACGGAATATCTTTTTTATTTTGGAGATACCAATCAATCATCATAGCATCAAATACTCCTAATTTTTCACTAGAAAAAGTATTGATGTTAGTTTTTTGGAGCAGTGATTTTAGTAAAAGATAGTTGAAAGTATGGGAAGTATATGAACGATGGTTGGGTTCTGAAATAGTGACTACTTTAATTTTTTTCTTATTTATTATATTTATTAATTTTTGAACGATGGGTTCCATACTATATTTTATATAAGAATAAAATATAGTATGGAACACTATATTTTATATAAGAATAAAATATAGTATGGAACACTATATTTTATATAAGAATAATTTAACCATTAAGGAAATCATTAATATTAAACCTCCCCTCGCTAGGTCTTGAAATCTTCTCGTTTTTCCTGATATCCTTGAATTTTTCAAGTGCTTGCTTGACAACTTCCATATCAGTGATACTATCTCCTACCTTTTTTCCAGCTAAAATTTCATCAAAAATCTTCTCACTATAAATATCCTTGGTATATCTGGCCAAATTGTACATGTCTCTCCCCTGATAGGCGAATAATCCTCTCTCATCGATTCCTCCAGATTCTTGAGCTTCCTTGAGTAATTCTCGTAATTCTGGAGTATTTTCCATCTTCCATTTAGCTTTCTTGAGAGCAATAATATAGATCTTAGCCAAACCATTGACCGAATATGGCTTCATTTCAAATCGATAAGTGAAACGAGACGAGAGACCTTCTTGAACTGAAAACAAATTCTCTTCAATATCCTTTTTATATCCACTGAATATAACCACCAATCTGTCGGGATATTCAGACATGTATCGATTGATAGTGGTTAAGGCAGTTTTCCCATATCCTTCTGATAGATGAGATTTGCCACATAAATTATAGGCTTCATCGAATAAAGCTACCGTATCAAGACAATCATTCATCATCTCTACACAACGATGAGAAGTATCACCTACATATCTACTAACCACATCTTCTACATTAATAATCTTAAATGGAAGGGTAGGATCATCCTTGGTTTTAGCCATGTGTTTATCAGCCTGGATTTCTAAGCTACTAGATTTTTCTTTATCTACAACTGAAAGCTCATTTAATTCAGTATTGGAACTCTCGATAATATCGATGATTTTAGAAATTTCAGTAGTTAATTGACCTCCGGATGGATGAGGATTAGCCACTAAAAGTGATAAACATTTTCGAGCATGAATAGAGGCTTTATTAACAGTGTTGATTTTTTGAGCAATCCTTCTCATCTTAAGTTCGTAATTTCTAATTGTCACTCCTCTCCTTCGAAGCAATTCATCTCTAAGTTTGTCAAAATCTGGAAATTTAGTACATGTTTTCTGCCCTCCAATAAAACCTAATCCTACAAAAATCTTACATAAAATTCGAGCAATCATAGTTTTACCAATCCCGGGACCACCAAGAAGAAGAGAGTGTTTTAAATCCTTCTCATCCAAAACACCCCTTGCTTGAGAAGTAATAAAGGCTTTAACGATTTTAACAAAATCATTCTTAACATCTTCTTGTTCGATGATATCATTATCGAGTTCCTTGAGTCCAGAAATTAAAATATCAGGATCAGAAAAATACTTTTTAAACCTACTTCCTCCTTCCTCGATTTCTTTAATCAAATTCTTAAGAGACATAATATATTTTAAGAAGATACTCTTTTTAACTTAGATTTCCAAAAATGAAAATTAAATAAAATATTTTAAATCAAAATAGTTTACTATGTCGAAACTCAAATTCGTTGTAAATGAAACAGTAGATACTCTTTGCGAACAAGCAAGTAAACTTGAAGACGAAGGAGAAGCTCAAATTCTTCTTCTCCGGGCTTACGCGTTGAAACCTAGTGATAAAACAGTTAATTATAACATGGGTTTATTGTATCAAAAATGGGATAATATTGATCAAGCTATAAGGCATTTTGAAGATTCTTTTCCAGTTGGAGAAAGTTTTTTTCATTTGGGAAATTTATATAGACAGAAAGGTGATGATGCTAAATCAAATTTTCATTTCGAGAATGGAAGAACGGCTGGTTGTAAAAAATGTATTGATAAGTATTCATCTTTGCTACTTAAAGAATAGAAGAAAAAGAAGAAAAAGAAGAAAAAGAAGAAAAAGATAAAGAATTTTTAACTCAAGCATCTATTCTATTTAACAATGCAGAAGAGAATTCCGAATCTGCCATGTTAGTAGGTATGGTATTCAGTATGACTGGAATGAAAGATAAGGGCAATCGATGGTGAACAAGTAAAAAAATAAATATTATATTTATATAAATTATATAAATCTATACATCAATAGGGATCTCTTCCATTTGCGCCGTTGCTTCTGCCGCCGGAATTTCATCCATAACATATTCAGATTTCTGTTCTGGTTTTTCTCTTAAGAAAAACCTATAAATCAAAACTAAAAATAAAGTATAAAGTATTAAACCGAAGTTAAATGCAAACGATATGAACAAGAAATTTCCAACAACTCCCATAGTTCTCCTTTTAGGGACATATTCTTTTAATCAAATAATCGATAACAATCATTTATTGTTTAAAGAGAAACATAGTCAGATAAATCACACAAATAATGTTCTTTGTATGAAAATGGATCATTAAAATCAAAATCTTTCATTCCTATGAAAGAATCTGGATGAAAATTATCAACACTTTTATTATTTTTAACAATACCACTTTTAATTAACAAGTAAACACAGAACTCATTACAAAGAGTAACATTGTTTTCTATTTTTTGTTCAACATATGTTTCTTTTGGATAGAGAAACTTAAACCAAGAAGAATCAAATCCTCCTACACTTTCTATCTTCTTTTGTCCATCTGAATATGGTTGAGAAAAAGAAATTACCTTTCTAGAGATTTCTTTTCTAAGATCTTCGGGAGAATCTAATTTGTTCAATAAAATAGTATTGTGTTTTTGCCGACTAAACCACTCATCCAATTCCATCTTATGAAACCCCGTTTTATCAGAATAATTCATTAATTCAACTACATATTTTTCTCCGTTATCTTCAATTACTATAGCGGGGTGTAAGAACTGTATTCTAAGCATGCTATCCGAAACCATCTTAGTAATACTTTCAAAACATACTAAGAAAACGTCTCCCGCTCTTATATCTTCATAGTGAACTATTCTGGATTCAAATCTGTTTTTGGTGTTAATATCAAAAAAACGATAGCAAAATATAAAAAATATTAAAACGAACGTTAGAAGAATTAAAATTCCAAGTTTAAATAACATATTATATTTTATTTAAATACTTATATTTTATCCATCGTGAAATCATCATACATTAATCTATTTCCATACAGAATGAATAAAGAAAAATACCCCAAAAAATAAATAGATAAAAATGCTATTCTTTTAGGAAAGCTCCATCTCATATTTAAATGGTTATAACCAATATAAACTCCCATCTCAAAAAATAGATAAAATAAAATTAATAACCAAACTTCTCTCCTGAATACTGCGTATGATAATATTCCAAGAAGAAAGGAATATATAAGAATTAAACCATACATTTTAATTCCTTAGAAGCTTTTATTCTATGTTAATAAAAGAATGGCGATGTTTGTGGAAGGTTATGCAGCGAGCAAGATTATGAATCCCCCCGTAACTCGAGCTAATTTAGCTCCTTCTAGAGCTCCTGCTCCACCGGCTAGAGCTCCTGCTCCACCAGCTCCACCGGCTCCTCCCGCTCCTGCGCCATATCAACCTCCACCTCGACCACATCCTTTAGGTAAAAAAGGTCAAACAGCTTTAATTGTATTATTTATTGTAGCTATTATAGCTGGGTTTATTGCCTGGATGGTTATTCAAGGGTCAAAATTAAGCAGTAACCAATGTAATAAAAGTGTCCATAATTCTTCTGAAAGTTTACAATGCAAAAATTCATCTCAAAGTTTAACTAGCTAGTGAAAAATCTTAAAAATGAAATACCAATAAAAATGAAAGCCATTGTTGTTTGGAGAAGAGGAGGAAAAAATGACGAATCTATATCCCAAAATGACTCTGTAGATGGTTATGTTTTATTTAATCAATTTTCTGAAGATAAACCAGTCTCAATTACAGTCTATTTGGATGGATTAGTTGATGGAAAACATGGTTTTCATATTCATGAAAAATGTTTAACTAAGGAAATGTTAGAATCTGATCAACTAAATTGTTGTGATAAATTAGGAGGTCATTTTAATGTAGGTGAAAAATGGAGTAATAGTAATCCACTTGGAACTCAGCACGGAGAACACACTGGAGATCTGTGTATGAATATTGATGTTGAGGATGGATTAGCAGATAGTATTTTCTGGGATGACCAAATTTCTTTATATCCTGGAGATAATTGTATTGTTGGAAGAAGTTTGGTTATTCATGAAAACGAGGATGATTTAGGAGAAGGAATGTATAGTGATGATGAAATGGAAGAGGAAAGTAAGATGACTGGAAATGCTGGAAGTAGGATTGCTTGTGGAAATATTGTTACTTTATAATTATATAAAGTAGTATGTTTCAACGATTATACTTTTTTGAAAATCTTAGTATAGAACGAATTTCTTTCGGATCAGTAACAAGAATCTTGTTGTCCTTCTCAAATCTTTCCTGATACTTCTCGAATCTTCGCTCTTGTACTTCCAGAAAATCATCAAATGGTTCTGTAATAAATTCGAATTTTTGATCTCGTAATTTTTCCA